ATAAGGCAGTCTTCTCAGCAGCGGTATTAATGTCAGCATTGAACTTTAAGCCACCATCTGCTACGATAGCAGGGCCACGAACTAGAACAGCGGCTACTACGTCTAAAGTACCTGTTTTAGGGCGTAGGGTGTATAGGGTAGGCTCTACTAGGATACCATCAGCAGATGCGGTGTTAGCTTGGTCTACTAAGACACCTTTACCACTAGCAGTGTACAAAACATCTCCGATAGCAGATGTTGGGGTTAAGGTTACAGTCTTAGCTTCTCGGCAATAGCCATGAGTTGCTCCATATTCACACTTAAGCAAATTACCTAACTTCATTTCTCTTGATGCGATTGCGCTCATTTATTTATTCCTTACTTTTTAGTTTTTTTGTTTGATTGGATTAGAGCCATAACAGAACTCATATCAGGGGCGATGTTTTCTGCTTCTGCTTCGACACCTAGCTCAGAAAATTCTTCTGAAGCTGATTCAGCTTTGTAAGATGCCTGATAACCAGCTAAGATAGAATCAAAATGCTCTGAACTTAAGGCTTTAGTAGCTTCAAATACTGAGGCAACCGCATCTTTAGAGAGAACTTCTGAGAGACTAGCTTTACGAGCAGATAGCTCTTTGTTAGAATTATCTTCTTGTAAAGATGCTAGGGACGCTTTAACTTCTTCTAAGCTAGCTGTTAAGGTAGTTACTTCAGTTACACTAGATGCTAGAGCCTCTGTCATTGTAGCTACTTGAGATAGAGCTGCTTCTTTATCAGCATTAGCTGCTTCAAGAGTTTTGTTAAGGTCTGAATTTGCCATTGGATTTGTTTCCTCTTTTTTATTAAAAATATTTAGACTCATGCTTTTTTCCTTATCGCCTTCTAGATAACTAAAAAACTCGTCGTGGTTCATAATCTTGTCTGCAAATCCTATACCTAGAGCGTTCTTTGAAGAAAAAACTTTAGCTTGAGTTGCGTCTATAGATTCTGTTGTGATCCCCCTATGTAAAGATACATGAGAGGAAAATTCTTTGTGTAATTCATTAACTTCGATTTGAATCTCTTCTAAAAATTCTTTCTTAAAGTCTCCGTTGGAATCAAAAGGGACTTTAGACTCCGCTGAAGTTATGTAAGAAGCCTCGTAGCCGTCTTTTTTCATAGACTCTTTATCATTAACTAGTCTAACTACTACCCCTACACTGCCTATGCGTGAGTCTGGGTGCATAATTATCTCGTCGGATACTGCTGCCAATCCAAAACATGCGGAGGCACAAGTACCGTCTACATATGTAATTATCTTCCCCCCTACTTCTTTTACCCTATCTTTTATAGAGTTAGCTGTAGACATCATTGCAAACGCTTCTCCCCCTCCACTGTTAGCGTCAAAGACTATAGTTTTGACACCTAGTGATAGTGCGTTCTCAACATCTGATAAGAGCTGTTGATAACTAGTTAATCCACATAAAGCACTTATAAAAGTATTCTCGTAGGATAGACTTCCTTGTATAGGGATTATAGCTAGGTTGTCTGTTATTACGCTTTCTTTTCTCTGACTCTCTTCTGAGGAAATAGCTAAGTCTTTCTCTCCTCTATTTTCTAAGTATCCTACCACTAAGTCTAAACTGTCTTGAGTTATTAAAAGAGGAGTATTATTAACTCTCTTATTTAAGAACCTACTGACTTTGTTCTTTGACATTTATTAACTCCTTAACGTATTCTAATATGTCTGTGTAAATATCTATTGGGAAGGTTTCTGTATATCCATCTGTAAAAACTTCTTTTGTAATATATTTAGAACTACTCTTGAACTTTTCTTTTACAGCCTTCTCTAAATTATAGGCTATGGCCCCATCCTTGAAAGTAAAGGACTCTAGAATCGTAAATTCTGATACCTCTAAACTGCTGTTGCTAAGTTGAGTGCTACATCTACTAAGAGGAGTAGCGTTTGTTATCCCTACTTTTAAGAACTCTATTCCTTTACCTTCAAACTTAGTTAGGTATAGAGTTCCCTGATATAATTTCTTATACCCAGAACTTCCTAAGCAGTTTGTACAACCCCTCCCCTTCAGGTGTTTGTAGGGGGTTTGATAAAAGGGCTTAAGGCAACTCTTGCAACCTATCTTTATATCTTTATCTATATGACAGTAGGTTGATTCTGTGTAGTCGTAGTGTTGTTCATTGGTAGGAAACTTTTCTAAGACTTCTCTTATAAAAGAGTTTGGAGTCCTACACCTATTTGCACAGTTAGCACAACCTGACCCGCTGTAGTGATCATTAGGGGTCTGACTAAACAGTTGCCTACATTTAGTACACTTTATAAGAGACTTGTGTATAGATTTAGAGTATGAGAATAAGTCATAATTGAAGTCTAATTTGTTCCTAGGATGTCTTTCAAATAATCTCTTTAAGTAGCTTTCTGTATTTAGGGTAATCTTTTTTACGCTAGACTTTTTAGAACACAAAGGGCAGCCAACCCCTCTAAGGTGGGATGAAGCCTCTTGTTTAAAAGGCACTCCACACTCTTTGCAGATTATCTTAATCGAGTTTTTTGCTTTAGTGTAGTGAGCCTCTCTATAGTCAAACTTAACCCTGTTAAGGGGAAGCTTATTAAAAACATCTTCGAGATACTGCTCTGTAGACTTAAGGCTACCCATTAAGAATTTTCAGTATTAGAGGTAGACTTATCATCACCCCCTACTGTAGTGCTTGTACCTTCACCAGCAGTTTTTAAGCCGTCACCAGACCTTGAAGTGGCCTCAGGAAATAGCTTCTCAAACTCTGAGTCTGACATACTTAGAAATCTCTCAGGGTTGTCAAAGCCAGCTCTCTTAGCTACCTCTGTTACGGTCTGCTTATCTCTAGGTAAGTAACCAATAGAACCAATACGCTGAACCATCTTAGAGAATACATCTAAATCTTCCTCATCTAAGTCTTCGTATACTATTGAAGCTCTCTCTGTGTCTTCCCAACCATTTAAAGCGTAAGTTTGCTTTATAAGGTCTTGATTAAGCACACTTGCTATCTCTTTAAGCCTAGACTCTATATTTACTGCAACTATGTTAGTCTTAGCGCCAGCTAGCGAGAAACTTCCATGAGAGTCTTGACCCAGTTTAAGGATGTCTGCAAACAAGGCTGTCAGTATCTTATCGTCATATCTTTTTATGATCTTATCTGTGTCTTGAGACTGACCACCTTTAGAAGACATTAACTCAAACTCTACAATCTTCTTACCTGAGTCATTATACATGAGAGGATAGATTATTGTACCTTGCTCGTTATTCTGAATGTTTCTCATGATGTTTTTATAGTAGTCGTATACAGCTGCATCTTCTGGAGTAGCATCAGGAGACATATACTTGGGGTGAAGTCCTAATACAGGCATTCCTTCGAGGTTTCTCTGTACCCCTATAGCTTCCCTTTCCTCTATAACAGTTCGTATCTTGTAGGGTACGTAACATGCGTTTAAAGGGCTATTACCTATAGGGTTATCTCTCTTAGCGTTATATCTAAAGAGTAAGAACTTGTTACGTGGTATCTTTAAACCCTCAGGGTCTTTATCTGGAGAGTCAAAGTAAAAGTTAAACCTATCAGGGTTGCTACTGTTTACTCTATTTAAATCTTGGTATACGTGAGTTAGCCTACGACCATCTTTAGACCACTTCCATTGAGCCAGAGTATCTTGAGATCTAATACTTAGCTTTTTCCAACCTACTAAGTTATCTGAGTACTTAGAACCAGACTTGATAGTCCTTCTCTTAAAAACTTTCTCATGAACACTAAACCCGTAAGTTAAGTACGAAAGGATCTCTTTTATAAACTCTTCCCAACTATGATCCATGTCATTCATACATTGACGAATAAACTCTGCCTTATCTTTTTGCTGTTGAGTAGCATTAAGGGGATCTTTTACTCTCCAATTGACTTTAGCTATCATCATCTCTATAAGAGAAACTCCAGCGTATATCATTGGGTCATTCATCATGGTTTTATATGTTTTAGCGACCTGAGGCCATTGTAAGTCTTTTTTAACTTGCTCTCTTACAGATTTATCTATGGTAGCAAGACCTGTTGTTCCAATCTCTCCCATACGTACTGAAGGTAGATCACCAGAGCCAGATTTTATATTTAATTCTTTTTCAGCCAAGATTTTCTCCTTAGACTATAAATGGGTTTTCTCTCTTGAAATTAGGTAATACAAATGTAGGGATATTTTCTTCTTTAGCTAAGTAGTTAAAAGCTGTAGCTAAGGTATCAGGCCAATCATCTTTTCTTTGTCTAGTAGACCTTTCCTCTGAGAATGCTTCGTTCTCTTTGTAAAACATCTCTAAGGTTTGCCTATCTGGAAAGGAACTTTCTACTATATTAATTAAGCCTGCTCCACATGCAGAACTAAAAGGAGAATACTTAATAACCTTAGACTTGTTAGTTGGCATAGGGTCTGCTTTTACAATAAACCCTTC